AACAATGGCAATTATCCAACAAAACGATTTACCGTTAAACGATTTAATAGCGCAAGTTAGTAATGACGAGCTCCGGCCATTTCTGGAGATGCTATATGAGCGGAACTTAGTATTCAAAGACACTGAAGATTTACTAGATATCTATAGTGAAGAAGAGGTACAGAAGTTAGGGATTGACCCTAATATGTCAATGAAGGATTTGGTAGTCAATGTTAAGTACAATATATTAGGAACAATGGAGTTGGCAAACGAGGTTGCACACCAGCAAGGGTATACCCAATTCACTCAATATGCGATTCAAGTACCGCCGATAGCAAGGAGAATTGACTGGCGGGTTATGGGTGAAAAGGTGTTGAAGTGTTACGGGATAAGTGATGATGCAACTGATCTTTGGTTAGATGAGGAAGAGGTGATGAAAGTTCAGCAAGAGCAGGCCAAGGCACAGACGGAAGCAGAGGCCAAAGCTAAAGAGGAATATGGCCAGAAGGTAAAGACTGATGTGGAAGGCCAGATAGCAGAGGACAATAATAAGGGTAGAATCGAGATGGAGAAACTCGTAGCTGAAGCCAGTTTAGAGGTGGCAGGGGGTAAAAATGACAAAAAAGCTGGATAGGCAAACATTTGAGGCAGCATGCGAGATATTTATAGGTGAGCGTCTAGCGATCTTAAGAGAAAATCTAGTTAGCGAGGACAGGAACCCTCAATTAATAGAGAAAATGGCAATTGAGATTAAGACTATAGAGATATTTGGCGAAGATATAATTAGGGACTACACATTTTAAGGAGGATAAATAAGCATGGATAATGAAACAAATATAATTAGTAATGAACCGGTTAAGAGGGCTCCGGCTCCAAGGAGACAGCCACCAAGGCATTTATTCAAAGAGGAAGCATTTCCTAAGATAAATGAGACAGTAACATTAGTTAAGAAGGTGCAGTACCTTGTTAATTCCAAGCTAAAATTTAAGGATGTTGTTTACCAGAAAAAAGTGGCTTCTCATATAGCTAGATGTAAATACAAATGCTGCAAGAAGTACGGTGTCAATCTTGAGCATATGGAAAAAGCTGCTAATAATCTGAATGGGAGAAAGATTGACGGTATTTATGTTAATGATTTACTAGGCAGGCAAGGATTCTATGACGGATCCCAGGTAAGCAGGGCAGATGTTGCGGCGAAATACAAAACAGGTTCATTCCAAGTTGAAGTTGCTGATGGTAAGTTTGCTGGGATACTGTTACAAGCTGATCCAATAAAGGGGTATCAAAGTTATATTGATATACTTAGAAAAGAAGAAGATAGAAAAATATCTGAAAAAGTGGATGAAGGAGAATAGATGTCTATAAAATTATTGTCGGAATCCGAACTGGACGGTAAGACCGAAAGTGAAATCGCTGAGTACCTGGATCAGGTTGAAGCGTCTACTAATGGTAATACTGAAAGTGCCGGAGAAACCGAGCACGAGGAAGCACTCGAGACCAAAGAAGAACAAGCTCCAAGTGAGAGTTCTAATGAAGTTAGCGAAAAGGCTGAAACAGGAAAAAATACTGAAGTAGAAAAGGAAGCAGAGAAAGATGATACAGAGAGCGCATACTACAAGAAAAAGGAAAGAGAAGATTTAATTGCGCTGTTAGAGGAAAAGAACAAGTATATTTCTAGGCAGAACAATGAACTATATCAGGTGAGAAAGAGTTTAGAGACACTTGATGGCAAGGTAACAAACATATCTAAGGCCAAAGAGAGGGAAGCTGAAGATGCTCTTTTAGACGATTACCCGGAAGCAGAGCGGGAAGTGGTTAGGAAGCTAATTTCATCAGAGATTGAGCTAAGGGAAAGTAAACGGAGAGAGGCAGCCGAATCGCAATTGGCGAATATCGAGAAAGAGAATTCAACATTCTATGAGAATTTGAAAACTCATCCAGAGATATTCAATGTTGTTAATCCGGAGCTGCAAGCCGAATTTTCACGAGCTGGAGCTACTAATGATGAACGTGTAGCAAAAACTATCCGAACTCAAGGATGGGTAATGGCAAAAACACTTGATATATTGAAGCAAGAAAACTCGGCAAAGGTGAGTAATAAGGGGTCACTTGAACGGTCTAAAAGGGCAGCGACAACAAATACGGCTGCAAGTAGTACTGCATCAAAAAAGCCACGAAAGTCAATTGACGATATGTCAGCAGATGAATACCTAGAATATGCAATTAAGGTGGAGGGTTTACCTATCGCCTAAATTTCATATAAGGAGAGTGAAGTAAAGATGACAGATCAACAATCATCACATGCTTCAATGACCGATGCGGTCAAAACAGTTTATAGTAAACGAATTTTAAAGGCGTTTGAGCCAAAGACAGCTTTTTATAGGTTAGCACCAACTAGAGAGGACATTCCTCAAAATGGTGGTAGTTCTATTGAATTTACACGCCTAAATGCAATTGGTTATTTATATGCCGATGACACTGACGAATTTACAGCACAACAAATGTATCAATCTTCAACTGTTGTTAGCGCTACTTTGCATGAGAGGAATGGCTATGTCCAATTTTCCAGGTTCCTAAAAACAACTCAAATTGCGCCATTCGCTAAAGTTGCTAATAAAGTAGAACAGGCAGCAACTAAGACCCTGGACGTTTTAATCAGGAATGATATTGGTATGTGTGTGGCTGATACGGCTAATGCGAGTGGTGTTAATATGAACAATCTTGCTATTGACGGTGGTTCATTAAATTCATCTAGTATCACAGCAAAATTCTGGTCGCATGATGCATCTACTAGTGGAGATAGGTTCCCGATGTACCATAATAAGACCAGGATTGCCCAATCTTCAACTGTTGTCGCTGTTGCGAAAACCGGAGCCACAGTTAAGACATTCCAAGCTGGTGTAAATGTGCTTAGAGGCAAGAATATTGATCCACTACCTGATGGACGATATGCATGTATCACATATCCAACTGTTATATTCCAGGTGAAAACCAGTGCGGGGTATAAAGGTTGGTTTGCGCCGACATCTCCGGATAAGATAGCCATGATGACTGATGAAGTCGATATCCTATCAGGAATCAGATTTACATCCACAACTCTTGGTTACAGGTTCCCTGTATCCGGTGATACGTTATCAACCGGTTCCGGAGCTGTGTTCTGTTCATTACTATTTGGTGATGAGGCATACGGTGTATCTGAAGTAACAGGTATGGGTGGAGGCAGAAAAGGGTTTGAGTTCTTCATTAAAGAGCCTGGATCACAAACTGTATCTGACCCATGTAACAAAAAGAGAATTGCGTCTTTTGCTATTACAGCAGTAGGTAAAGTATTGAATAAGTCAGCCGGACTTTGGATACTATCAACTGAAGTAACTGCATAAGATATCTAGCAGTTAAATAACAATTGAGGCGGATGAGTGACACACACACTTGTCCGCCTTTTTGTTATAAAAATAAATCGGTGTATAATAATATGTTATAAAGTGATTAGTTAATCAAAATATGATGGGGGTACTAACATTAATGACATTTGACATCGTAATTTCATATTTCAAGAACAAAGACACAATAGATAAACTCCTAAACTCGATTGCAGATCAAGACACTAAAGATTATACCGTTGTAATTGTTGTGGATGGTAAAGAGGAAAATATTGAAGACATAAATTACTTACACTCCCTTTCAAATATAGTTGATTTTGATTTAATAGTATTACCGGAGAATAAGGGGGCTGCACATGCGCGAAATGTTGGTGCTAGGGCTGGAAATAATGATATTTTATTTTTCATTGATGGCGATTGCCAACTATATCCGGGGATGATAACAGAGTGCATGGACCAGCTGGATGATAATCCGGACATCATGTTTGTTTATGGTAATTATAGGTTTGACCAAAAATACGAGTTCTTTTCTCAACCTTTTGACAAAGACGCATTATCCACAATGAATTATGTTTGTACCATGTCACCTATAAGAAGAAACGTATTTGAATTTGTTAAGGGTTTTAGAGAGGATGAGGAGTTCTTTCAAGATTGGTCATTATTCTATCGAGTGGCAAAGGCAGGGTTTAAGGGTAAATATATAAATGAGTTCATCTTTAGTACAACCTACCCAACTGAAGCTTCAATATCAGGCACAAAAGGTTTAAGTCTATCAGAAAAATCAAAGATATTTAGAGAAAAGCAGGGAATCCCTGATCGGGAACTGGTAGTAACGACATTTGCAGCTCCACTTCAGGCCAGGCAGCGGGCATTAATGTTAGATGCCGATTATATTGGTCCAATCCCTAATAGTAGACGCCAAATAGTACCATCGAACCTTTGTTATACCAATTGGAAGGCCACCTATTTCATTGGCTGCTTTAATGCGCCGGTAGAGGCACTAACAAATCATTACAGTGCCGGCTACAAGAAGAGTATTTACCATTTCATCGGCACTGATGTTTGGCAGCTAAGAAACATGCATTCAATAGCAGAGGTTGAAGAAATAAGGAATATATTTAAGATGTCAAAGACAGTGTTACTGGCAAACTCGCCCAGAATGGTAGACGAGTTGGCCGGCTTAGGTATAAAAGCAGAGTTATTATATAGCCCTATTTACGACATTGAGAGGTTTGTGCCCCTTG